AAATTAAAATAAGTAAATTAAAAAATAAAGATGAATTAATTAAACTTATTAATCAAAAACAAACAACAAATCAAACAATATCATTTAAAAAAAAGTTAATTATTGAAGATAAAGATACTGACACAATTAAAGATAATATAAAAATTATAAACGCTGATTGTATGGTTGAATTAAATAAATTAGAAGATAATAGTATTGATTGTGTAATAACTGATCCACCATATTTTATTGATAAACTTGATAACAAATGGTCTTCAAATCAAATAAATACTGATTTAAAAAATAGTCATATCACACATTTACCAAAAGGTATGAAATTTGATAAATCACAAGTTAAAAATTTATATGATTATTATTTAGAATTATCAAAATTGTTATTTAAAAAAATGAAACCAGGAGCTTATTTTATATCATTTTCATCCCCAAGATTATACCACGCAATAGCTATGAGTTGTGAAATAGCTGGTTTTGAAATAAGAGATATGATAAATTGGACTTATACACAAAGTATGCCAAAAGGTATGTCTGTATCTCATATAATACAAAAAATGAACTTGACAGAAAAAGAAAAAAATAAATTGATAGATGAATATAAAGATTATAAAACACCACAAATTAGGTCTTGTTTTGAACCTATTTGTGTAGCTATGAAACCTCTAGAAAAATTAACATTTATTCAAAATGAATTACAATTTAAAACAGGATTATTAGATTTTTCACAAAAAGTAGGAATAAATAATGATAGAGTTCCAGCAAATATAATTACAACTGAAGAATATAATGAAACTTATGATAAAAATTTCTTAGTATCAAAACCTTCTAAAAGCGAAAAAGGAGAAAATAATACTCACATTACAGTAAAACCTCTTTCTTTAATAGAACATTTAATTAAATTATTTAGTAAAAAAGGTTCTATCATAGTTGATCCATTTTTAGGAAGTGGAACAACAGCATTAGCATGTAAAAATACCGAAAGAAAGTGTATTGGAATTGAATTAAATAGTGAATACTATAATATTTGTTTAAATAGATGTAAATAATTTATCAATTATTTATTTAAGTATTTATAAATATATAATTGTCTCTACTTACATTTTATTAACGAGCATATACTAATCCTCCTGTTCCTGCTGAGAACATTAATACATTATATCTTTCTTCTATTATTTTTAAATCAAAATTATATAAATTTAGGTTATGTGCTCCTTTTCTTACACCTATTGGTGTTCCATCTAAATTACAAATAGTTTCAAATACAGCACCTGGATTTACAGGAGGTTGCATCGTTGTTAATTCAAATTCTATATTTTTAAATTTTGACATATTCATTCCTCCTGATGGTTGATAATTATATCTATCTGTGTGTAATTCAAAACTATATAAATATAAACCATTTTTATTTGAACCATTACTACAATAATACGCATCTACATAATTATATATTCCTGACTCTAATACTGTTTCTCTATATTTTCCATCACATAATATACCCATAGTTTTTAATATTAATTTTGTATTAACTGATGGTGTTTGAGCCGGTCCTGTAATATAACTACTACTTGGAGTTGGAACATTTAAATTTGTTAATTCTTGAGGTATAATATCATTATATTTCCAATTTGTATAATTCAACCACTGATTTCTTTCATAAGCATCACTTCTTCTAAAACGTAACATATAATTAGCTACTAAATTTTGACTTAAAACTTTTACTGAATTACTACCTGTTGTATTAAATCTATCTGTTTCATAAACATCTCTTATTATCATACTTTGATCCATTTTTGCCTTTTCTTTTCTTTCTTCATCACTTAAAAATATATATGTTCCTATTAAATGAATATCTGCGTTCCAATCATTTCTTTTATTCTCATATATTAATCCAGTTGTTTCTGTTGGAGGTTGAATAAAACGATGTATTTGATCTGTTGATACCGCTAAATTTGGTGCCAAATCTTCTCCTGTTGTTATATTTCTTAATGTATATAATTCTCTAACAGGTCTAAAATTTAATCTTACTTCTAATTCATTATATTGTAATGATATTAAAGGAATTGCTGTTTTATCATTATAAGCAAAAAATTGATCTATTGGAATATATAATAATTTACCAACTATTGATGGTTCTGGTGTTGAACCATTTTGATAATAAACACTAGGATATTTATTTATTCTTCTACCTTCATAATTTGCTGGATCTGTATATTCTTTTGTATTACCTATCATCATATCTAATAATTTTTCTTTTGCTCCCATTTCTCTTGCTTTTATACAACTTAAATATTCTCCACTATATTTTGCTATTGTTAATCCACCTATAGTATATTCTATTTCTTTTAACATATTAAATCCTAATTCTTCTACCCATTTAAAACTTGTATCTTGCCATACACCACTACTATCTTGTTGAAGAGGACTCCATATATCCGGTATTCTTACTACTAATACCAAATTTTTTAATAAATCAGCATGTCTTTTTATTTTAAATATCATTTTTGTTTCTGAATTAAATTGTAATATTCTTAATCCATCATAATCTAAACGAAACTTCTGCATACCAAAATTTGTTGATTTATTATATATTGCTTTAAAAAACGTTTTTTTTGGATTTCCAAATAATAATTCATTTTCTGTTCCATATGAAACTATATTTAATAAACCACCACCCATTATTGATATATATATTTATTTTATTTAATTTTAAGTAAATAATTATAGAAACTATATATAAGTAACTTATGTCTGAAATTGATAATTCCCCTAATTTAACTAATATTAAAGAAAAAGCTTCTAATTTTATGAAAAAAGCTTTGGATTTAGCATCTAATAAATCTAAAATGATACAAATTATTTCTTGGACTATTGTTATTATTTTACTTATTAGTATTTTTTCTTATATCTCTTTAGAAATTGCTAAAAAAGATAGTTATCCTAAAATGATGAAACAAATGTTAGAGCAATATAAACCTACTATTTCCAGTTTTTCAAATAATGATTTTAATTTTTCATATAATCTTCGTGATTACTATGTTAAAAGTAGTTATAATTCTTGTTGTGCCGGAGATTTTAAAAATGATTATGTTTCTATTAAAGCTTTAAAACAAGTTATTGGTCAAGGAGTAAGATTTTTAGATTTTGCTATATATACTTTAGATGAAAAACCTATTATAGCAGCTTCTTCACAAGATTCAATTTATTATAAAGAAACTTATAATTCAATAGATTTTGATGAAGTAATTAAAACAATTTCTAATATGGCTTTTTCTAATTCTTTAACTCCTACTGCTAATGATCCATTAATTTTAAATTTTAGAATTTATTCAGACCATAAAAATACTTATGATAATATGGCTGAAACTATTAATAAATATTTAGGAAATAAACTTTTACCACAAAAACACGGAAAAGAAAATCAAGGACATAATATTGGTAATTTAAGTTTATCATATTTATCTAATAAAGTTCTTATTTTTACTAATAAACCACAAAATGATTCTTTTGAAACATCTGAATTATATAATATTGTTAATGCTTGTTCATCAACTCCTAATTTACAAATTCTTAATAATTTTGATGTCATTTATGCTCCTAATTATAATGAAATTATATCATTTAACAAAAAAAAGATGACTATTTCTATACCCGATTTAAGTTATTCTCCTAAAAATATTCCTGCAAGTATTCATCAAAAATATGGTATTCAATTTATTTGTATTAATTATCAAACTAATGATAATAATCTTAAATATTATGAAAAATTCTTTAATGACGCAGGTTATGCTTTTGTTCTTAAACCTAAACATCTTAGATTTATTCCTACTAAAGTTAAAGCACCTAAAAAACAAGACCCTAGTTTATCTTTTGCTCCTAGACAATATAAAAAAGATTATTTTCAAATTGATATCTAATTATAATATATATTTTTCTATTGTTATATATATATATTATTATATGATATGTGATAAAAAAATGTCATTTGAAGAATGTGAATTAGCAATTCTTCGTGCTGCTGTTGATAAAACTGAATCATTACAAGGAGAAAAATTACTTAATAATCCTGATATTAAAAATATTATTTCTACTGTTGAAAAATTTATTAAAGATAACAAACTTATATGTTATGGTGGAACTGCTATTAATAATATACTTCCAAAAGATGACCAATTCTATAATCTTGATATTGAATTACCAGATTATGATTTTTTTTCTCCTAATCCTATAGAACATAGTAAAAAATTAGCTGATTTATTTCATTCACTTGGTTATAATGAAGTTGAAGCTAAAGCAGGGGTTCATTATGGAACATATAAAGTTTTTGTTGATTTTTTACCTATTGCTGATATTACATTTCTTAATAAAGAACTTTTTAAATCTATATCTAAAGATGCTATAAAAGTTAATGGTTTACTATATTGCCCTGCTAATTTTTTAAGAATGAATATGTATTTAGAATTATCTAGACCTAGAGGTGATGTTTCTAGATGGGAAAAAGTTTTAAAAAGACTTACTTTACTTAATAAAAATTATCCTTTAAAACATAAAAATTGCAATAGTGAAATTATACAAAGAGTTTTTGATGAAAAAAAACAAGGAAATAAATATTTTACTGATAATATTTTTAATATTGTTTTAAATGGACTTATTGATCAAAATGTTGTTTTTTTTGGAGCTTTCGCTAATAAACTTTATTTAAGAAATTTACCTGAATATAAAAATACTCTTAAAAAAATTCCTGATTTTGATGTCTTATCTGAAAATCCAGATGTTACCGCCAGAATTATAAAAGAAAAATTAGAAAGAGCTAAAATTAAAAATATTAAAATTAATAAAAAAAATGCTATTGGTGAAATTATACCTGAACACTATGAAATTGCTATAGAAGGAAATAATATTAAAAGTAGAGACGCATTTTGTTTTATTTATAAACCTATCGGTTGTCATTCTTATAATCTTACTAGTTATTTCAATAAAAAAATTCGTATTGCTACTATTGATACTATTTTAAGTTTTTATTTAGCCTTCTATTACAGTAATCGTCCATATTATGATAAAAATAGATTACTTTGCATGGCACAATATTTATTCAATGTTCAAGCAAGAAATCGACTAGAACAAAAAGGATTGCTA